TTTATATTTTTAATATGATCCTATATTTCCTGTAGTGTACTATAACACTGCGTTCTTGAGGAACGCTGTGTTTTAAAATTTAAAAATTTTTTAAACATCTGTTGAAGAATTGTTTAATATAAGTTGTACACATTTTTAATAGATACAATTAGGCCTAGCAAAGCAAGGCTTTCATCTAAAAAAGATATAGCTGTATCTGCCATGTTATTCCCAGTTCCACTTTCGCAACTTCCTTTGCGATTATCAAGCAGTGATCCAAATGATCATCAGAAGTAAGCTGTTACACTTTGTCGTGTCTTAACTAACAGGATATTGATTACTCCAAGTGTCGTTATTTCACAACACTCTGTTAAGTTCTGGTTCATTATATTTGTAGTCGAGTAACTTTAAGTTACTAGGTTATATCTCATTGCACTATCTATATAACCCTAAAGTTGTCTGTCTGACCATACGGCTCGATTTCGAGGATAATCCGTTATTTGCAACAGGTCATTATTTTTATACTGCCCAACTTTCATAATTCTTTATGTATTACTTTTAGTAAGGGAGCTTACATAGGGAGAATTACGCCACTTCAACAAACAGTTTTCGATACCTCCCTAGCTAGGCTTGCCCACATCTTGGGAGATCATTATACTTTCGCTACCGGCCTCTACCGATTATTCTATGAGCTACTTAGTATAAGGTTAACTCTCTTTTAGTTCCGATGCCGTAGTTTATCCCGACTAGATACTACCCTCAACGAGTTAACATTGCGAATTATACTCTCAATTTATGCTCTTGTGTGTTAAGGGAGTGTAAAAAATAATGTAAAAATATTTTTACACATTATAAAAATAAGTCATTGATTATATAAGTAAAAAAGTTTTGACTTTTTATAAAAACATCTGTATAATTCAAATCTTAGTCGCCACAAAGAAGATTATTATTTTTTATTTAAGGATTTAAATTATGCGTTTTGGCAATACATATGAAGACAGAATTTTCTTTCATCAACCAGAAAGATTGACATTTTATAATCTACAAAACACCTGTGCATTGTGCCGTACAGGCCGCACAATGGTAACAACACATAGAAAATACGGCAATATTCTTGATATCTGGGGCTCAAACGATTATTGCACAGGATATCTATCAAATGCTTTTGTAAATATGCAAAAGAAAGACTACAACGAAAAAGTATATAAACTGGAAATATACCCTGTAGTGTATATGGTTTCGGAAGAAGAAAGAAAATCAATGGCAGGAATTGAAGAACTTGAAAATAAATATATTCTTAATTCTGCATTGATGGTTTATAGATCAGGTAAACATCCTGAAAGCAATGTTTCTGTAGCAAAAACTGATTATAATAATGTTAAAGTAAAAATGAACTATAATATAGTTCTTGAGCAATCACTAGATGGTGTTGTGTTACCTATACGTGAACTTATAGCAAGAATGACAGTTTCTGCAATAAACTATAACAGATCTATAAAATTTGTCCCACATCAAGATATGATTATTGAGCTTTGCATTCCACAATCTGTAATGGATGAGATAAGAATAGAACAAGACAGCGACCAAACAGATTTTGATAGTGAAGCATTACTTATAAAACTTCTTGCAAACGTCTTGGGTCCAGATTTTGGAAGCTTTTCTAATAAATTTAATAAAGATAAATTTAAGATTAGAATAATAGATGACTCTACAGAAGTAAAAGCAGACAATAACCTTCCTGCTGTATATAGAGAATTGATAGATGTTTACAGAGGATCATTTGTTTCAAACCCTCTATAATAGAGAAAGCCCTAGCTTCTGTGCTAGGGCTTTTTTATGGCTTAATCCATGTTATTTTTAATGTATTATCACCAGACTCTTCTATATACTTTAAAAGATAGCTTATTGCTTCAAATCCATCAATTGGTTCATAGAATCCTCTAGAATCAAACTTTGTGCTTGCGCCTACAAGGATAAATCTACCATATATTTTATCTATTCCGTCTGCGGCAACTGGCAAAAAACAATGTCCAGTTCTATCTGTAGATTTTACTTTAGCCTTTAGGCACACTCCTAGTGACTCATTGAATATGAATGGATATCTTTTTCCGTTAACAGGGGATTTTTCAATGGAGATGGTATATGAACCCTCTTTTATACATGATAAACCTGTAATACCATTTGGAGAATCATTGTTATAATCCCAAGGAGACTCTAGTGTATAAATGTAAATATCTTTACCAGAAAGATTAAGCTTAATACGTCCATGTACGCCATATTCTCGCGCTATTGCGTGGTTTTGTTTTAATCTTTCTAATATCATTTTTTATTATCCATAGTGTCTTCTATTTTATCTACGGATTTTCTCACTGATTCCAATTTTCTATCAAACTTATCAAGATTTTTTATTTCTCTCAACTGCGTTTTAATAGAGTCTAAATCATTTCGAATGGCATTAAACTTGCTTTTCACATCTCTCTCTCCATACTTTCTTATAGTAGCTACATCTACCCTATTGCTATGTGACATAACAATTATATCTTTTATCATATCTTCAGCTCCGCTAATCCTATACCCTAATTTAGTAATATCCTCATTAAGAGCATTGTATTTTGCATCAATATAATAATTTGTAGATATATTTATAATTAATACTATAAGAGAAGCTAGTGTTAGGAATATGTGATTGCACCATATTTTTCTGCAATCCATTTAAAAACTCCCTAAGTTATTAGTTACTAATTAACTCTTATGTGGAAAATATATTGGTTCGTCTTGTGAAGTTTCCTTTTCAACAATAGAAGCATCTTCATCAGCTGTCTCTTTTGATGTGTCATCAACCGCAGCTTTATACTTTTCACTTACAAATCTAGATGCAACATTAGATCCTAAATATGCCATAGAAATTGTGATAACAATATCTTTATAGACAGTGCTATCTATTTTATTAGCAAATAGAATACTACTTACTAACATTATGACAGTTAGCGAGAAGACAAACTTTCTTGATAGGAAGTTCAGAGTATATTCTTTGATAGACATTTTATCTTTCCTTCATTAAGTATTTGATATCAGATTCATGTCTGTCAAGAATTTTTCTCATTTCGTCCATTTCTCTTTTATAAGATTCATTTTGCATAGCAGCTTCAGATCTAGTATACATATCATTTCGGATCTTTTGAATATCCTGTGATAACTGTGCAACCTGATTTGCAGAATTTTGTATATTATTGTTGATTGAAGCTAGGCTCCATGTACTATATACAACAAAGCACATCATCGACCAAAAGGTAGCAATACCAATTGTTTTGGGGATTGTCACCCCAAAAACAACATAGCCGTTGTTGTTACTTTCTTTTGCTTCAGACATTTAAATCCCCTATCTTAGCATTGTGTTAAAAAATCATGCAAGGGATTTTATCAAGAAAAGAGTGTGTTTGAGGTCACATACTATGATCATTATTTACCCATGTTCATAGTTGCTCTTTTCCATCCGTATCCTCCCACGCTCTCAGGAGCAGTCTTCCGATACATAGAAAAGCTATCCAGTGCTGATTGCGAAGCAGCACGTGCTTTCTCAGAATTCTGTATTAAAGATTGTGAGAAGGTCATTCTAGGTAGCTTGGAAACGATATCTTTTCCAGAACTACGACTCATAATATGTGCACGTTTGAACGAGTCCATATCAGAAATAACTCTTCCAGCAGCAGCCCTTCTAAAACCCCTGAATCCACCAAATGCAGCACCAAGTGCAGCACCTGCTTTCAATCCATCGAGAGTTTTATCAGTCAGGTCTCCACCAGTAGCCATAGCAATAGCAGCATTCATACCACCAACTGTAGCAGCACCTGTAGTGATAGACCCAAGGAATCTTGAACGCTGTTCTGCTTGTGTGATAAAACCAGAGTTCTTAAATAGTTGTTCTGTTTGCGAAGCAGGGGTATTTAAGACCTTTCGTGTAAGAATGCTCATAGTTTCATCAGCAGCTGATGCAGGACTAGTTCCATTTTTTGCAAACGCACCTGCAATTTTATTAAACAGACCCATAATCAAACGACTCCGTTACGTTTTAAGAAACTCTCAAATTCAGCTGATCTATCAAAGTTCCCTTTAGGACTTGGACTCCAACTATTTGCAGCATTTCTTGCTTCAAAATCTTTTCTGAACAAACCTTCAAATGCTTTAGCATCTCCAGCCTCAGCACCAGCAAATGCACTAGCAAAAGCTTTGTCCATGTGTTTATGTCCACCATTCATCCCTGATCCAGCATCAAATCCAGACATAGCATCCGAAACAGCTTTTTTAGCGCCAGTTGCACTGGCAGCCAAATCACTAGCAAGATTTCGGAATCCTGTAGATTTGTGAGCAGCATAAGCAATGCCCGCGCCGGCAATCGCGCCAAAGGTGCCACCACCAACTGTACCTCCAAATGCTGTAGTGTTGTCGGATAAGATGCCATTTCCTAAGCCATAGGCTGCACCAGCAGCAGCACCAACACCGACCCCACCTGTCCATTGTGGAGCAATTTCGGATTTACCAAGGAAGTTTTGTACTCTAGCATACATACTGAAACGTTTATTGGCGATAGCCATAAAGTACGCTCCTTGTAAGATTAAATTAAAATTTTTCTAGATCTAGAAACACTTTTAGAGTGTTTCAGATATAATACTACATAAATTTTATTTTGGGTAGACCGAAAGTGAGTAAAGTATGTAAGTAATGTCTTTGTTGGTAATTATGCCTAATGGGTGAAATATTTTTGATATATATATTTTTGGGTGAATTTATTTTTGATTGGATGTGAGATGGTATTATTTTGCCCCCTGGGGTGAAGTAAAGGGAGAGAATAAGACTGATAGTGATAAGGTTAGTCTGAGCATAGTATAAGACATAAAACATTCATAATTAGCGTCTGAGCACTATAGGTGTAATAAATGCACTTATTGTTAGTCTGGGCACAATATACAAATTGTAAATTGTACATTACGAGTCTGAGCACCTGGTGTGTATTTTATGGTCTCTTGTGGAGTGGGGTATGGTCCGGGATTTGCCCCCTGGACTATATCCTATGTTATTACATCATCCACATGCATTAGATTAATTTTATTTTTTATAAGGAGTTACCAAAATGGTTAAATTCATTATTGCTTTAGTTGTTTTCTTCTCAGTTCTGTTTTGTGGTATCAACTCATTGATGCAAGCTGCTAAGGCTGAAAACATATTGAACAGTCGTCATGCACAAATTGAATGTTCTGTAGATGGCAATTGTAAGTAATTGTCTTCTTTTATTAACTTTGTTTTAACTTTAATCTTTATTTTTTAAAAAGGAAATCAAAATGAAATCACCTATTAAATTCCGTTGGATTTTGTTGGCAGTTGTTGTTGTATTCACTTTTAATGGTATTAATAATGCCCTTAAACGTAGTGATTACAATCATTGCATTGTTACATCAACAATGACTAAAGCAGAATGTTCTGCTGTTACTAATTATAACCCATCTAAATAATATTTATTTTTTAAAAAGGAGATCAAAATGATTAAATTTGAATCAGAAGAGCAAGTTATCAATGTATTGAATTCTGCTGAACTTTGGCTTGGTGTTTTCCAAGATAAGAAGGATTGGTTTTACACCAGAATGGAATGCTTTGATGATCCTTATCATATAATTGTTCAGCTTGATTATTATTGTGATATCCATTTAAAAGCAATGTTGTATAACATTCGCTTGTGTCAAGCTATTAAATGGTATTTAAATAATTCTAAATCAATAGAAGAATTAAATGCCATTATCAACGATGCATTGTGTGGTAAGACGTCTTACCTAGTGCTTATCAAACCAGTAGAAGAGGATGAAATCCCCTTCTAAAATGTAGTATAGCCTTATAGAAATATAGGGCCTATTCGAAACACCCCTGTAGTATATGGGGTGTCTAGTGGAATTGACCTACCACTACTGATGAGATTGGTCTTTTATCAACTTTCTTCAAAAGGATATATAAAATGAAACTTAATCTGCGAAACATTGAATTAAATGACGATTATGAAGTAACCACCGACAACACAATTCTGAATATGATGGATGGTACTGACATGTACAGCTACATCAAACACGTTGTGAACCCTAATCTCTCACAACTAACAGATCTTAGGGGTAATAAACAAGTGTGGCTGTCTATGGAACGCAATACCGAAAGGTACAAGCAGTACGTATCGGAGTATAATCCCATATTATGGGATATAGAAGAAATAGAATTCGAGTATGTTCATGATTACTATGACAGGAGAGTTATGGAGATGGATAAACTTGAAGATGTTCAATTATCAGTACAGTATCATGGGCTGGCCGCCTATACAAGAAATAGTGCTGCAGAAAACTTGAATCACATTATCAATAACGAGGATATCGTTATTTGCGGCTCTGATAGAGCCATAGGCCGTATTGGCATAATATTCAACGGTGTTGCCCATAGGGTATTCTTCTGTGACGTAGCATCTGATCCAGATGAGCGTAATTCATCTGACAAGGATACATCGGTTAGCGAAGAGCTAATGTATGCAATGTCAGGTGCTCTTATTGGAAAACGTCAATATATAGAGACGTTTTCAACATGTAAAGAAGTATTGGCGATCTGGTGCACTCACTTTAAAGACGATGAAGAAGAGTCTGAAATGAGAAGGATTACCAGCAATATTGGCGCTCACCTCATAATTGGTAAGGAAATGTTGCGTGCCGGAAAGTTCGGTAGCGGCAGAAACTTACTAGATCATTATCTCAAATAATATTAGTCCTGAGCATGACTATAAACTGCTCCTGTATATGGATGTGTATCCATACTGATGAGTACAAAAGTACGAAACAGCTTCCTTCATGGGTTTATTAGTACAGCCTTACTATAAACCTTTATTTTAATATTTGTCTTAAGAAAGGACATAATCATGGCTAACACTATTAATGTTGTAAACTTCTTCGCTTCTTTGACTGCTGATCGTCAACAAGCTATTAAAGATGTAGCTACTCAATTAGTGGCCGCTATTGGTACCGTTGCTACAAGTGAGCACAGAGATGTTAAAATTAATGTGCATGGTACAGAAATCGCTATGCGTATTAAATCTGTAACTAAAAAAGGAAAGGCATTCGTGTCTTTTATTAAAGGTAAGAACAGTCCGGCAGCTCTTCAATTGTTGGCTACACTTAAACTTGCTGAGGGCCGCAATTACGCAATCAACAGAACTCTTTGCAGTGGTTATGAGAGCTTCTGCAACAAATTCTTTATGGTGAATAAAGAAGTGGTTGTCGTAGAAAAAAGAAAAGAAACCGTATTCCGCAAAGAAATCATCACCTCAGCTGAGGCATTCTTTATGTTTGTAGTTAAGCTGTCTTCCGATAGCAAAACTAAAATAGAGGATATCTTGGACGCAATGCGTCAAAGACCAGGTTTACGTTATGCACCTGTAGCCCATGTTATGCCGCGTCAACAATTGGTGCAATTCCGCCTTAATGGTTGGGAGATTGAAGCTACTGAGCTGGATAGCATGAATTTATCTCCAGACATCAATAGTAAGTTGGCATCTATTGGGGCGTTTAGCCAAGGTGCTGTGGACTCTATGGCAGCTGTATTTGATAATGATATGACATACAGCATAAATGACAGTACTAAGTCAATTGCTCGTTTCGGCCTTAATCCATCAGATCATAAGTCTGTGTCTATCGGTACTAAACGTGTGGCCGTAATCGTTGGAGTTGATATGCCCCAAGACTATGACCGTTTCTTTGACAGTGTATACACTAGTATCGTAGGCGGCGCAATTCATGCCTCTAAAGAGGAGTACCTGAAATATGGTGCTACAAGGGTAATCAGCGCTAACCATGCTAAAGGCGTGGCTGCTTTTATCTCTGATGAGTTTGAGACTGCTGTGAAAGATCTCGGTGTCCAATACATCACCGGTAAACTTAAATCAAAATCAGTAGGTTTAGGTTTCAATATTGCCAACAATGGTAAATCATTGAAGGAATTTGTAATTGATCTCTATAACGATGCAGAGTTCCGTACAGAGGTAAACAACACTCTCGCCTCTTTTGTTAAAGAGGTTAAGATCGGTGAGCTTACATATAAATGCATCATTATTGATGAGGAGCTGCATGCAACATCATTCTATGCTCTCGAAGGTTGGGAATATACTGAGAAATTCCTGTCTCAACAAGAAGAGATCAAATCTAAAGCCTCTATTGATGAAGCAGAGTTTGAGCTTCTGGGCGTAGAACAGATTGATGAAGATTCCTTATCAGATGAAGAGATTGAAGCCCTTCATGCGACCTCAGTTATGAAGTATTTTGTAGAGCAAATCAAAACCAACCCAGACTTTAAGGTTGGCGAAGAACTGCTTAGCATGAAGCGAGAAGGTATGATTACCAAAACTAAGAAAGTGGGCCGTATTTCTCTTCTGACTTTGGATAGCATCAAAGACCAATTTGGAGAAGAGGCTTTGATGTCATTCTTGAAAGCAAACATCGACAACAGCTACTTAGTTGAATCTTCAGTAATGACCAAAGATTTGTCTCCTCGTATTTATGAGGAGGGTGAAATCAAGTTTATCCTGAAAGAGCTGTTCGACAATAGCATTGCTTATGCGGGTAATGGTACATTGAAGGCTGAGAACTTCAAATCATACGGTAAGGACAAACAAATGATCTCCAATACGATCGATCGTTTGCTTAATGGGGATACTTCTATTGGTTGGGTAGGTCTGACCAATACTGGTTTCACCATTGAATTTGCTGGATATGATTTTGTATTCCCAGGCTGGAACAAGTTGAAAGGACAAATCATTCTTCCTAATGAAGAAGATTTGTCTGAGGGTTTAATTGGTGGTAAACTTGTTGGTACTTTGATGTCAATCTACCAAATGATCAAGTTCCAAAACACTAAAGGTGCCGTATTGACATATGCGAAACACATCCTGACCTTGGAACAATTGTTCTTAGGTTCCCGCATTACTAAAATGCGTATGTCTAATAATGCAAACATGGTTCTTGTTCCTCAAACTAAGGACCTTGTAAATGTGTACACTACAAACAAAACTGTGCGCAAAGGTATTCAAGAGGATGGCCAATTGGGATATATCAAATACCCAGAATTGATGTTGCAATCATTTAAATTGGTTAGTGCAAAATCTGGTACACCATTCTGGACTAGTACAGAAGAATACAATATCTTCGGTATCTTAGAAGAGTCTGTGTTGCGTATTCCTCCTATGCTTGCATTATCTAACCAAGATGACTTTGACGGAGACCGTGCTACAGTATTCTTCGCTAAAGGTTTGGAAGGCTATGATACTTGGACAGTAGAGCATACACTGGGCAAAGATAATCTGATCGGTGCGTATCAGGCTGCATATGTGGCTGATGAAGAAGAATCCTTGTTGAAAGGTTTGGACATTATTACTGATAGTACTATTAAATGCTACCCAGTAGAAGAGTTCCAAGCTGGTGTTGAGAAACTTGTTAAGGCAAAACAAGACACTGGTAAGTATACCAATGCTCTGGTACAAAGCATTCCTTTATTTGAGGCTATGACTGCTTTAAAAGACGGCCTCACTAAAGAAGAGGCACGTATTGCTATTGCTTCTATGGGTGTTGCTGTACAAAATGGTGCGATCTCTCAAATGAAGCATGAGAATCGTGGTTATAGCCTGATCGATATGATGTACTTATTCTCAGCATCTGAGCGTAATGCACACGATGATTCAATCTCATTGGCAGATGCTTGGGAAGAGGCTATCGAGTCTACTATCGGTAATAAAGAAGTAGCTCGTCGTATTGCTACTATCATTGCCGAGAAAGCTCCTCGTATCATTGAGCATTCTAATATGGTTCAGTTAGGTAAAGTGTACTCTGATGGCGAGTACAATTACTACAACCACTACGGTGTACGTGCCACTGGTTTAGCCTTATCTCGTATGGGATTTGGCTCATACATGCATAACCTTAATGCTGTAGTATATTCCAACATCGAGGGTACAGAAGCTGAAATCAAAGACTATGTTGATGCAACTATGTCAATTGGTCGCACATTTGATGGATTCTTCAAAACAGTTGAGTCTCGTGGCGTGAAGCATTCTACTGCCCCTAAAGCATCCATTTATGGTGCTATCGGCTACTTCTTTGAGGCTGCTGAGAAAGCTTCTAAATCGCTGAAGGTTATCCAAGCCATCAACGTGGCAGCTGAACGTGCTGAGTCTGCAACTGCTGCTGAGCAAGCTGAAGTATTGGAAGACATGGGATTCTAATACTCCGTACACACAAACCAGAGAAAGACACTACAACTCCGGTACAAATTTCTGTAGCAGACAAGTAGTGTCGATCGCTTTGTGAGGATGTATTACGGCCTCTATTGAGATCACCGATATGCACACCATCGATTTAAAAGGTGCCGGCACTCGTAAGGGTGAGTGTCGACACTTTTATGATTGTTTCAACCCTTTGGAGATTGTTATGAACTACAACAACATTTTGAAGAAAGACCTCATTGCGATGTTGGTAAAGAAAGAAGCAGAGGTACAGGCTCTGACTTCTAAGGTTGAAGAGTTGGAATTGGCTCTTAAACGAAATCAGGGCGTTATGGAGCAACGCCCATTGCTGAATGAGAATCGTGAAAAGGTTCTTAGCTTCGTCCAAAACAAGGAACTGCTGTTGCGGTTCCAACGTATGTTTGGTACCAAAGAGTACGATGCCCGCATTAGTACAAATGGTGCTGAATGGCGTAAGAAAGGTGTATCTCATGATACTCCGTGGAATGCAATTACTGAACATACCTTTTCTGGTTGGTAATACAATAGAGGTCGCCGCATTAATATATGTGTCGATTTCTTTTTGAAGATTTCATATCTTCATGTAAGGGACTTTGTCGGCACCTTAGCTTTATAGCTTCGGTGTCGATTCTTTTTTGAGTAAAACCTTTTATACTGAGAAAGGAATCAGTATGTTTGTTGTAAATAAAAAGGACTTTGATGTCCTGCTTAAAAACAAAATTCAGGAAGCTATTAATAATCCTGAATTGAAAAGTATAATGAACTCAGATAATGACAACTCCGTTATCTGCGGATTCGGATATGTTCAAGTACTCGATAAAGATGGAGAGTTGCTGTATCAGTCTGAAGGTACTGGTGTCGATACTATAACTGATATCCGAAAAATTTGCAGCATTGTTCACTAAGTTACTTTAGAGTCGGCACTTAAGTGTCGATTCTTTTTTGAAGGAAGTTGTATATTATGTTTTTATCATAGGATTAGTGTCGACGGGATTATTTTCTCCGTCCGCTCTTCGTAGTGAAAGTCGCCACACCACTATGGGTTAAGTGTCGACTTCTTTTTGATTATATTTTTTAACCACGTCTTAAGAAAGGACAACAAAATGAAAATCATCTTCACAGCTAAAGAAGTATCCGCAATCAACGGTTTCTCTGCCAAAATCTCTAGCATCTCAAAGAAAACAGCCGAAAAGATGTGTATCATTCTTGGCAAGGATCCGAAATTTGCTAAAGCAAAAGTTAAAGAGTTCGTTGACAATGACACAGTGTCTGTTGACGAAAAGAAATCAGGCGCTGTTGTTATCAATATCAGCGAAGGTTGGACTGTTGGCTTCTTCGATAAGTTCGGCGAAGTTGTCCACGCATGGATTGATGTTGGATTCACAGCAATGGTAACATGTTTGCCACTGTTGAAAATTGCAGTAACGAAACAGAAAGAATTCTTGGCTCACACTGACAAGCTGACCAAAGAAGACTAATCTGATCATCGGCACTAGACGAATTAACGTTTAGTGTCGATTTTTTATTGAAAGCCATCTAATAGAAAGGAAATGATATGGCCGACAAAGCAAAAGCTGCGAGAAAGCAGTTACATAATATTGCAAACGGTATTAAGAATGCCGCGAAAGGTTATGCCGCTGCTATTGATCAGTCAGTTAAAAAACTCAATGAAGAAAAGGTTATTGCCGGCTTTATTGAGTATAAAACAGTTGCACACGATTATATTCAGAAAGGTATAATCGATACGGATCCATACGATGTTATGGATGAATCTAAACCAGAAACCAAACTTGGCAATGTTGCCGACTCAATTTTTAAATCTTACAAGGAAACCATCATGAATACCGTAAACGCTCAAAACTACAAATCTCAAGAAGTCCTCGACGCAGAAATGAAAGAAATTGAAAAGCTGGACGAATCCAGTATTCATTTGCTTCATTCAGCAGTCATTGGTGCCAATATTGAATTGGATAAGAATAACACAGAAGACAACAAAGTGCGCTTGTATGTTGAAGTTCGCAAATATATCCGTGCTATCGCCCATTTTGGGCTGAGCGATATCACAGGTATTAGCATTGCACAATGCAATATGCCTGCAGTAAATGAAGCTGCTAAAGACATTCTTTCTGAATTGAAGATGAATGTCAGCACTCATGAAGAGGCTGAAGCGATCGTCGAATCTGTTAAGGGGACTATTGATAAAACCCCTGATGCAGTTAAGAAAGGTTGGTCTGGCTCTATTATGGTCGGTCTGACTAAAGTAGGCGGTCTGTTGTGGGACTTTGCAAAAGGTGTTGTATGCTATGTCTATAATGGTATCAAGAAAGTAATTGGTTCCATTATCAAAGTATCTGCGCTGGCATTGTCTTGCATCATTGATTTGCTGGACGCTGCTACTACCAAAGACTTTGGTGCTAGTGGTGCTAAAGGTATCATCCGTAAAGGGATGGTTGCAATGACAGAAGAAGATGCCAAAGCATGATATACGCTGACGCATCTAGAGTTAATGGGGATGTATTCATAATCGGGTACATCTCTGCTAACAATAGTAAAAGATCTTGCAAGCGTATTAAGGCGAAAGATAACAATATCGCCGAAAAGGCAGCAATTGAATTTGCTTTGCAAAATAGCGATGGGGATATTGTTGCTAGTGATAGTTTAAATAATGTTACTAGTATAAATAACCCGCAAGTTGTGTTTGTTCCTCGCAGTAGTAACCTGGCAGACTTGTACATCAAAAGTTGCAAGTAAAAATAAAGATCGGCACTCCATCACAGTGAGTGTCGATTTTTTATTGAGGATAATGGTGTCCTCACCAACGGGTATTCGCCCACTTTAATTCTACTCTTAAAAAGGATCTTAAAATGAACCAAGAAAACTTCGAAATCAACCCAGCTCGCATCATCTCTGTTGTACGTAACAACCCTGAAGACTTCCATGAAGTATCCGGTACTGTTTACATGCCACGCCCTGAAAATCGTCGCGTAATTTACAGCATTAACCGCCGCGATACTGATAATGATCCGGTATTCAGCGTATACCGTACTCAAAACGTTATGGTACCTGCGCCTTACAGCAATACCCGTAATGCACGTGCCACCGGTTGGATTATGGCAAATGCAGACGATCATTGGGTTGTAGCTCAAAAAGGTGCTGTAGATTTTGTTAACACTCCTGTTGGCGACCATAACCACTGGGCTATGGAAACCGCTTTGCGTTCTGATGTTTTCAACGCAATGTCAGTACAAGGTCAGTGGACATATACTTTTGTATGTCCGTCCGACGCCGTAAAACAGGCAGAGTACGATGTCATCAATCGTAATGCTCTTGCGATTTTGGGTTTGCAGTCCCAAAAAGAAAACCTGTCTACAATGAACAGCCAATATGTTCACAATACAGGTGAAATCCGTGTGATTGAAAAGGCGATGAATGTTAACGCCATTAACCAACGCATGGAAGAGTTGTACAAAGAGTACCTCGCTCAAGTAGCCAAACTGGTGAAAGAAGAGAAACTCTTCAAAGGTGTAGCGATTTATGCAAACCGTGACACCCTTTTACCGATCGCATTGCCAGAATTGGGTGCTGGTTACGGTCGTGTTGGCAGCACTGCTAAAGACTTGTGGGAAAACACCTTGTTCCCTGCAAGCCGTGTAATTGCAGGTCTGTTTATGCAAGGTAAAGCAACAGTCACTATGGCTGATGTTGATCCTTTGCATTCTGATTTTGGTTGTGGTATCCAAGTTACCCAAAACAGCGAGACCCAATATACTCGCCGTATCGTGGAAGTAACTAACCCACAAGGTAATAAGATTGCTATCCGTACTACTTTGTACGATAACAATCGCGGTAACACTAACTCTCGCCCTGAAGCGTTTGAACGTGGTATCGCTAGCAATCCTGCTATTGTTTACCAATCCGGCAACCGTGTAACTATGGAGAGCCGTATTATGGGTCAGGGACAGCCTTGGGTTACTGTACCTAATGTTGTGATTTCTGAATACATCTTCGACCGCGCTGGTAGTGGTGTTGCTGCACCTGTCGTATCACAAGATTTCGACATGTTGGCTGCACCTGTAGAAGCTGTTGAAACTGTTGAAGAGATCGATATCAACAGCATTGAAACAGTAGGCTCTGAAAAACCTAAAGAGCAAACAGGTGTACAAGCTGCACGTGCACGTCGTTTAGCTCGCGGTGCTAAACCTGCTGAAGCTGAAGCAAAAGATCAAGAACAAAGTGTTGATGAATTGCTCTCCGGCGCTGATGGTACTGTAGACAAAGGTCCACAAGCAGAAACTGCTGCTTAATTGTAGTAAAAGAAAAGGTCCCACTTTTAGGAGTGGGATCTTTTTATGATTAAATTCTTGTTGGAGGTAATAAAAATGGATATTAGAGATATCAATGTTGGCCAGATCGTCGTAGATAAATTCGGAAACGAATACGAAGTTATCGACACTGATATGCCCCAGTGTATTGCAAAATTGAAATGCACCAAGTTTGTAACAGAAAGTCGTACAGATCCTATTTTTAAATTTGACAGGCTCGGTAAAATACTTTGGGTTGGTTCAAATGGTGTATATCCAGGATATGATATGACTCCGGATATTCTTATTCAAACGTTGAAATTAAAGGCCGGCAATAAAAATTTGGATAACGAACTTGAAGAGCTTAAAAAGCGAGTAGAGCGTTTAGAGAAATTAGTTGGCGTAATTAATTTGAGTTAACAATCATGAAAGAATATGATTTTATATCATTTCTTATGGCCATTATTGTTATACTATCAACAATAGGGATATTGTATGTATTAGAAGTGGTAATGACTCTATTGTTTTCTATTGTACTATAAGAAGCAATACAATACGGGCGAGCGTAAGCGAGCCCCTTTACTAACAAAGATTACAACAATACAGTGTCTATTATTTTTTGAGCATAAGAGATACTGGCTGCATTTTATTTATCATTAGCCAAGCACTTTTATAGTGTTTGGGGTTTTATATATAAATGTATTAAAGTGATGAGTGTGAAAGATGAAAGCACTAGTATGTTTATATATGGTAGATATAAAAATAGCACATGACCGGCGGGGCATGTGTTGTAATATTAGTAATACAGGTTGTACAGATACGACAAAATTACCGAATACTATAAATAAGTATACGGCGGGCGCTCCTACGCTACCAATGTTACCATTGGACTTAAAGGATGCATTAAAAAACTAAGTTGTTCACTAAGTATATATACTAATAAATACAATAAGAAATAATATATTATCAGGGATTACATCAAGTATATTGTATATGCTAATACCCATCACACCACGTGATGTCGCTGGGGACGTAACCTTACAGCTTCACAGCCCAATTCAGGAACCAAGCATTGCTTATATAGTACACTTACGCTCCCAATGTACACATTGGATAAGACATAAACGCCGCTAATAAGTATAATATCTCTGTAGTGTATAAATAAATATACATTGACAAAGAACCCTTTAAAAAGAATACTACAAGCACTGATGCGATACAGGAAATAAAGAATAAAAAAGGGATAAATTCTAGTATATGTATGCCTTCTCATGCACTTAAGGAGTTTATAGTCTCTCCAGTAAGACTACTCATTAACAATATATATAAGTATAGTATATATAAGATAAGAATACAATCCCCTAATAGAAGAATATACACTGGTATCTATATATGGATGTGATTATTTTAACATCTAAGGCTATGGAATAGCCAGTACTACATATATTTTTGATCGCTGTACTAGGTAAAAATTCTTTTAATGATCGCTGTACTAGGTAAAAATTCTTTTAATGATCGCTGTACTAG